CTACGGAAAATTTATCAGTTTTAAATTGTGAGTTGAGTTTTCTGCACAGATTACGTGCATGTCCAGGATTACTAAAACTGGTCTTCTTGTATTTAGGAACACTTTCACTATCGTAGGCGTGTTGGCTTTTTAAGTTAATAGGTTGCCCGTCATAAAACACAGCCCATATACCGGCTGCTTCTACGATTTGGTCAGATTTATAAGTTACCTTATCTACTGATTCTAATATAACTGTGGGCTGTGTTCTGGACATTTACCACTTTCCGCCTTTCATTTCTACTGTCATGACCTGTTCTTTAGATTGTACAGGCTTGGCTAGACTGTCCAGTTTTTCTAACGCTAACTTTGCTATTTCATCACGTAGTGCCCTAGCTTCTTCCATAGGCATGACAAACGCTTGGTTCTGTCTACCTTCCATGCTGGATACTTTATCAATGAAACGCTCAATATTAATCATATACTATTTATCACACTTTTGGCTTCATTTTCAGTCATAAACGGTCCATAATACTCATATCGTTGAATAAAAATGTATTTAGGACATAGAATTGTTAGATATTCTTGACCTTGTTTAATTGAGTACCATCCTGCGGCATGAAAACACTTGCTTTTTGTAGTCTTTGTAAATATATGAATCTTGCGTTTGATATCCAATACTGAGTTGTAAATCTTGCTACCACCTGTAGGATATGTAGCGTATACAGGATTACTGGATTTCTTTTCTTCTTTGGTCTTAACAAACTCAATCTTTGTCTTAGTAGCAATTGCTTTGGTAGTTGGATAATGTGTTATATTGTTTCCAATCTTTACATCATATCCGCTACCGTCAGCAATTACATTACCGACTTTTCTTTCACCATCTGTTACTACCCAGTATTGATTCTTTACAATTGGTTTAGCTATTAGGTTCATCATTTTTATCCTTGGTTAATTCTGCTACAAATAAGAAATGTTCGTAGGCTTTTCTAACTGCTGGTACAGTTAGTAGTTTATCTGCTTCCTCTTGCATTGCTTTGACTGCTTCCTCACATGCTTCTCTAGCACTGGGCCATTGTAGTGCGTGGTTATCTTCACCAAACGCTTTGCTTAGTTCGTTCCAGCAACGTATTTGTTCTTCTGTTAATTTTGTTTCTTTACTAGCAGGACGCATGTCAGTGGCTTTTCTAATTACCTCACTAATCTTATCCTCTGCTACACGACCAGCCGCAATCATTGGTGCATATGCAGGGTTTATATTGTAACGTGTTAATTTTCCACCTGGATAAACCTGTATTAGATGAGTACCTTTTGGTAATGCATCACTAAGTTTTTGATCGTACTCATACACGGCCCTGTATCTACGACCCACTTTTTTATAATAAGTTATTTTTTCGCTCATGTGATAATAGTATCATATTTTACGATAAATGTACAGAGTTTTGGTTAATTAATTTTTCCACATCTCATACATAAATTTGAATTTATCTTCCCAAATTATCAGCGTAACATTTCCTGAGATAAAAAGAAAGTCCCAGCCCACACCTCTTTCCCCGAAATTGCGTCTACACCACTTTACAATATCTGTTGGATCTTCTTTTTTCTTTTTGCAGTCATAGACATATTGAACTTTATTACCGCGGTTGATATAAGTTTGGTCAATTATCTCATATTGTATTTCATCTTCTCTGACTGGGTATGGCACAAATGTACCTTGAGTTTTTAGTATTGCCATTATTGATACCTTAATGTGAACCACGTTGCAAGTGATTCTTTGTAAAATGTAAAGATAGTACAACAGGGTTTAGTTGGCCCTGAAAATCTATCATTGATACTAGGATAATATCTAAAATCAAAGTCAATGCCTTGACCATATCCCTTACTACGCAACTCACCGATTATTTCAATAGCCTGACCAGGTGACATCTCGTTCATTTTAACCTCTATCATTGCGGAAACATTATCAAAAAGAAACTAGCATATCGTTCATCTTCTAATGTAAGAGTCCAATGTTTACTAGATACACCCGGATCCCATTGTTGTTTTGCTATCCAACCCTGTCCACCGATACTATTATGAATATAATGCAATCTAGGCCCAACATTCTTTGCTAGCCATCGTTCTTCCCATGCCTCTAATCCATTTTTAAGTTTAATAGTTATTGCCATCTCATTGTAAACCAAAAAGCATCTTTGTCATCATTAAAATGATAATCTATAAAAGTAGTGAACATATCTGATAAAGTTCCATGTATTGTACATGAAAGATAACTCTTACAATGTATTCTAGCCCATTCTTTTGGTTCTTCTTTGTTTAGATTTCTTAGTGTTACTGTGTATCTCATTGCCACCTCAACACAAATAAAATATACTCTTGTTCACACAAGAACTTGAATCTAAATGCATCACCTTCTCCGCCTTCTGCAAAGATTAACGGATACTTGCGTTCTTCACGCAACCAGTGAAGTGCTTCAAAATAAGTTTGAAAGTCAGGTACGGTAGCATAAATCCATTTGTCGCGCCTACAATGAGGCTTGTGACGGCAAAAGTCTTCCTGTGTTAGCGTGGTAGTTTCCGTCATGACCACCTCAACATAAACCATTCGCAATCTGCCTTGTCTCTAAACAAAAACTTAGCATTGTTTACATACCATCTATCACCAGGAGTCCATACACCGGGCATGCCGGGTGTGCCACTGGGTCCAAATATGGAAACACACCAAGCAATCATTTCATTCCATTCAAAAGATGATATTATGGGATCAATTTGATGATAAGGAATTTCATATACATGCGCTGTTCCACCATAATTTATACTACGCATTGCCGCCCATCCACCATTAGATCCATATAACTTATTGGTCATTTGCCGTTTCTTAATCACCGATTATCTTTGCATTAATTCATTTGTGAAATTAAGTAAAAGTTTGTGATGTACGCCATCATGGTAATGTGCTTTCATCCAGCTATAACTTTCATACCAGAATGGTTGACTCTCCGGGTGACACCCAATCAATCCTAATCTATTCTGAAATATAGCCATTGCATCTCCATTACTATAAGTAGCAACTGTCTCAAACTTTGTGTCATCGCCCACTAAAGCACATCCATCATACCAGAACATTTTGGTTGAAGTGCCTCTCCAAGTGATAGGCATGTTCTTTGCATGTGGTCTACGTGTATCAGTTCCCGGACGACTTAAGTATTGTACAGCATCTACATCATTAAGTAAAGAGAAATAGTGTGAACCTGCCCAATATGCGCCCATACATATTCCCAGATATCTACCACCATTATTAATGAAGTCAACCACACGTTCACCATTGTGTTGGAATAGTTTCTCGTAACTGTTGCTATCTCCAAACCCACCGGGAACGGCTATCATATCAACTTTTTTAAAGAAATCTTTTTCTAATGCGTTCTTGGAAAATAGTTTGAAGTTGTACTGAGAGTCCAGGGAACTGATTATTCCATTAGAACTCTGTACTGAGCATTTTGGGTCTGCTACGAAAAGGGCGATTGTTGGTTTCATTAGAGTAATATTTAGTCATTGAATTATTACACTATTATAACCACCTTAAGCTAAAATAGATAGCGTCTTTCTCGTCTTGGAAATAAAAATCCATATAGTCTTCCGTACAAACTGTACTGAATCTATGCCCGGGCAACCCGAATTTCTCAAGTGCCCAGGCGCAGGTCTCGTTCCATTTATCTTCCTCGTCATACCACATATTCTCTGAATTCCAGGGTAGTCGTACCTTGTACTCGTTCTTGTGAGTTTTCTCAACCATTAAGACGGAACTTCTTTAGATAGTCTTTAGCAACATCTAAGTTTTCAGCGTCATACACTGGTTTCTCTGGTTCGTCAGGTGTCGTAAAATGACACAGTGTCATATCTAACCCAAACTTACTAGCATAATAATCAACAAGACTGTCAATCAATGCACCAAGCATTTTTTCATCTAAACAATCTAGCCCTTTAATATTTAATTGGTATTGGTTGAAATCTTCATCATCATTCATTTTAATCTACCTCATTTTCGTATGGAACATCTACCCAGCCAAGTTTCAAAAAATCTTCTTCAATTTCATCAGTTATTCTACCCTCAGGTGCATATCCTTCTCCTTCATTTCTGATACCAGAACAGTACCAATCAAGGTAATCACCTTCTTCAAGAATTTTTGCTACAAGTCCACCTGCATAACGCCAAGTACAAGCCCAAGTTTCTTCTTTTAGTATAGGCCAAATCTCACGTTTTTGCCACTCAGTGTTGCACAATGCCGCATAGATATTTTGTGCATAGGATTTATTAGCTTTTGCTTTTGCAACAATCCAATCACACTGCAACAAATCATTTTCTAAATTGGGTTTATTCATGCAAACCTCAGCAAGAACCACGCCTTCTTTGCATCTGACTCAAAAGAAAATGTTTTACTATATCTGTTATAAAATGCACCGTATTCTTTTGTTAACCAATCATTTATTGACAAATCAGATTCCCAATGAATGTTGTCATAATAGTAATCAACAATTTTTGGATACAATGAAAGAGTGTCAGACATTCACTGTTTCCTCAAGCTTACCTGTATATGGTTCATTCAACCAACGTGCGTAAGTGTCCGCTTGTTCGCTAATCTTCTGTAAATCGTATTTACCACAAAGTTTTAAAAAGTGTACGCCGACACTAGGTGTTATTACTCTACGCACACCTTTACGAATAGAATCGTCAATTGCTTGTTTGATATTTTCGGGTTGTGCTGTCAAGTCAATCAGCATTTTATTTCTTTGATAGCAATCTCGGACAAGCTGTTCTTGGTTATTATGATCCATCCAACGTTGCAACATAAAATTGTTGAATTTGTAGCCCATCTTATGACGATCCTCAAATGCCTCACGAATACCTACACGATTTTTAGAACCTTTTTCGGGGGCGCGGGGATAGGCTGTGAATACGTTGTCTGATGCGTCACCTCGGACACACTTCAAAAATAATATATACTCGGGATCTTCCAATAGTTTAGGTTGTTTAGTTTTCTTATCTATTACTGGTTTACCATTATCTTTAAACACTCCATTGATTGTGACAAGTTCATTTGCAACACCCGAATATCTTGAAACTTTGTCAGTGATTAACTGGTCAAAATCTGTATCTGTTGAAATGATGTAGTGTGTATCCTCTGGATGCAGTGCAATGAATCTTGCAATCATATCATCAGCCTCAGCTTCGGGGTGTCTGAGTACACTTACGTTAGTCTTTTCCTTGATGAAATTTGTAAACTTTTCATACGTTTCCCAAAACATTTTGTTTTCTTCAACCTCAGCCTCAGTAACTGACATTGCATCAACTATACGATTCTTCTTATAAGGACCGTATACTGCCTTACGCCAAGATTTCCCCTCCAAGCAAAAGACTACATGGTCAATACCATAACGTCTAACTGCTTGATTAACACTAGCAAGTGTCAAGTGCAGGGCCATCCCGATTTTTTCTTCTAATGTAGAGTTGCGACTAGCAACATGCCTAGCACGAAAAAAAGTGTTTGCAGTATCAATGAGTGCGTATTTCATAATTATCCAAATTTAATTTGTGACATGGAAGCAGATACTAGTGAGAAAGGTACAACAAGTCCCTTGTATTCTCTCCACTTTTTCCCCATTGGTTTTCCTTCTTTGGTAAAACTTAATTTTAGAGGAGATTGACTATTAGTGGCCCAATTAGAATAAACTGAATGGGGTATTAACAAAAAATACAATTTGTAATTATCATATCTTGAGCAAACGCAGACTCTAAGTGTGCCAATCTTGTTTTTAACTCCTCCTATACTCGCATAATCTTGCGGAAAATGAGTGCTGATACTAGTCATAGCAAATTTACCATCAGTCCCATCTTCCCAATCCATTGACATATTATTTAATGAACATTTTTGAGTAAATGGCATAAACATGGATAATGCGTTTTCCCACACTGAACCCATAGAAATTTCACCAGAATTTATATGTTGTAACAGTAGTTTACTATCATGTTTAGCATAACCACGTAAAGCTAACAAATCAAATAGATTTGGGTCTGTTTCTAACTTTTTACGATAGTATTCAATATCCATGATTGCCCCTTAAGTTAATTAAGATAAGTATTATATAGCCTTATTGATTAAGTGTCAACCAAAATTGTAGTACTTTTGCTTTCAGTTAATTTGTTAACTGATTTTTCTTCACCAAATTCAAATAACCCTGTGTTGATAATTTTAGCCCGTCGATCAGGTTTAGGTTGTAAATGATGTTCGTTATTTAATGTGACTAATGTATGGCACATCTTACATAAGCATTCAATGTTAGATTCATCACGATTTCCATTGTTACCATCAATATGATTAATGTCTAATTGTGCTGGATGTAGAATAGTTTTAGATACACAAGGAAATCCATAATGACCATCCTTGTTAGCACATCCTTGATCCAGTTTCCATTTATCAACTTGGTGTTTTCGTTTTTTCCTATGTGCCGCACAAACTTGTTTGTTTGTGTTTTTTGTTTTTGAGTGTTGTCCAACTGTGTTATTACAATTAGGCATAGAACATTTCAAGTGTTTAAGAGGTGATGCCATTAACTTATCTCCGCTCTGCCGTCACCTAAGTCACGGCGATTTAATGTCGGACGCATGAGGTCCGATTCTCTGTTAGTTGGGTCTGCTTGCTGTTGCTCATACACTTCTAAAACTGTATTGCGACAAACTTGCGTCCACCATCTATCTATGATATCACTATCTTTGTCATCCTTTTTCATCATATAACCAGCCTTGATTAATCGGGCAATGAAAATTTCATTCCAATCAAGTTCAAAGGCGCCGCTATTGATGTTGTTAGGATCAACATCAACATTTAGAACAGCAACATAGGGTTCACCTGCCTGTGTTGCTTTTTCCTTAGCCGATAGTTCAACAACCTTTTTTGGTTTAGGTTCTTTGGGTGCAGATTCAGCCTTTACTTCAGGCTTCTTCGAAAATAAGTTCTTTAGTTTGTTCAGCATTGTTTTTTACCTTATTTAAGTATGTATCATATAATTTAAAGCTGGCAAGATTTTTAGCCTTTGACTCGCACATGATATCAAAATTATCATAGAATGACAATGCCCAGTCGTTAACAGCCTCGTTCCAATAGAAGTCACTATGGGCACGTAGTTTTTGTTTGTTAAAGCCGGCTTCAATCAGCGTACCATAATCGGGTGCGATGTGTCTGTCAAAGTTGACAAGTACATCTTCCCTAGATACGGAATAGTGCATAGTAGGCCTAACACCGCGCCAACTATCAATAACCTTTTTAACCAAATCATCATTACAATCAATGTATTCTCCTGTGTGTATCCAATTATGATGAATGTCCATAACGATTGGCAGTAAGTCAGCCAATTCTAAACAGTCATCTAGTCCCCAGCTAATTTCTTCGTTCTCGATAGTAATACAATTACGTGCTTCTTGCGAGAGTTTGGTATAGGCTTTACGAATACCTTCAGGACCCTGTCGTCCACTGATATGCACATTGATTTTGAAATCTTGAAATGTTTTGCCATAGCCCATAAATCTCGCCATATCTGCATGATACTCAAACTCCCGAATACTGTTAGCTACTACGTCTTCCCTATCACTTGCTAGAACAACGAATTGGTCTGGGTGCATACTAAGACGAACATTATTCTGTCGTGCAGTCTCACCTAAGGGTGCAAACTGTTCACTAAGAAATTTCTGATTGTCAGACGAATGCCAGAAGTCAAGAAATTCGGGATGAGTATAAAAACTAAGCATATCACTAGTTAGTCGTAGCATACGCAAACTAGGGTCAAGTGTGCTAACCTTTTTAATTAGATTATGAGTATTAGTGATATTGCGTTGTGCAACCTCTAATATCTTATCTTCTGCTACAGCCCGAGACTGGCGCTTTGCCCATGCAAGTGTAGTACCACCTGTATTTAATCCTTCGACACTTGCGATTTCGCCCTTCTTGTTAATCTCGGCAAATTTGCAGGCAAAACCAATGCGTTTAATAGTCATATATATTGTGTAAAGTAGTTGAAGTCTTAAGTATATCACTGTTCATATTATGTGTCAACCGTCAATAATTCCGTTATTGTATAGAGTTTTTTCATATATTTTGAAGGATTTGACAAAACTGATACTTCTATGTCACCCTTGCGCCTAGGACCGTATAAAGTGAAGAATTTCACGTTATTTATGGATTCAAAGATTTGAACCATTTCTTTAACACTATGTCCGACCCCATGACCCAAATTCTCTAAGTTGTTGCTGGGTTCTTCAATAGCCAACTTAAGGGCATGACATATCTCGTTCACATGAACATAGTCTCGTATGCAAGTTCCGTCTTGTGTATCATAGTCTGTACCAAAAATAGTGAAGTCACCCTTAGTGTGGGCTTGCATTAGATTATACATTAACCCGTCAGGATTGGTTGGTTTGAATCCATCACTGCCGATCACGTTGTAGAATCTAAATGTTGTGTATGGGACTTTATTTACTTGACAGAATTCACGAACACAATCTTCAGTTGCTCGTTTACTCACACCATATGCACTTTCACATTTTTCGGCTGCACCTGTACTAGCAAATATAAAGTTCTTTGTCTTAATATGTTGTAGAATGTTTAGTGTACCAAACAGATTAGTCATGTAATAATCAGTAGGTTGTAGTTCACTCTCACCTACATTGACTAATGCGGCTAAATGAATGATACAATCAAATTCTTCTTTAACCTTTAGTTGACTTTTGATATCAAGTTTATAATGTTTTTTGATTTTAAATTGCGGATTTACAATATCTAGTCCATATACTTCATAATCATCATTAAGCAATTTACTAAGATGACTACCGATATAGCCTGAGTTACCTGTGATTAAAACTTTTTTCATGTAAAACTGAATAGGTCAAAACCTATTTCCTCTTCTATTGGTTCATAGCTAGGATCCTTAGTTAGGTAAGTTTCCTTGTCTGTATAGATTATACGATACTTGTGTTTATTTGTCAATACACTACGAATGTCATCAATGCAAATTAAACTACGATTCAAATCCTTAATGTAATCACTATGTTTGACTGTTGTATGTTCTAATATTTTGGCTGTGTTACTGTTTGATTGCTTTGGCTTAAACTCATTAAAGCATTCATTCCATTTATGAAATACACCTGACTCTAAGTTTTGTGTATCTTGTAATGCATTTTTGTCATACCAAGATTTAGCAGTTGGGTAAGCATGATATGCATCCTTAACATCTTCTGCCATTTCTTTTTTGTTAGTTACAAAGAAAAATCTACCTGTAAAGTTATTAGTCCATCGTTGATTCTCTAAACAGAATGTAGGTAGTTGTGTAATCTGTTCATAGAACGCCATACCATAACTCTCAACTATACTAGGATTGAACGCAACTCTTGCACTTGTAATAAAGTCTACTTTCTCTTGACCAATAATACCAACACTAATCTCATAGGGTACACCAATCTTCTTCAATCGTTCTTCGAATTTCTTAGCACCATTTGCACTAGTCATTACTTTAGCTGGAAGTTTTGTTTGTTCTATCAAGTCACAAAACAGTTCTGGGTTCTTACCCTCTTCCCAACGACCAATAAACAATACACCTTCACGTGGTTTGTGGTGTTCTTCCAGTAATGCTTGTTCGGTAATTGGAATAGGTAAATGATAAGATGATTCATCTAGGTTAAGCCAATTGTATTTGCTTTGTGTACCAACACATACACCAGGAGTACTAAGTTGTTGTCTCATCAATACATTAGTATTGTATAAGAATGGGTTCTTTGTATCCTTAAAGATTTGACTTTCTAAATGTGTGTAGGCAATAATTTGGATACAGTCTTCTAGTCCCATTGTGCTTGCTACTTGTACAGTTTCGTATGTATTACAAATTAATGCATCATATAGGTTATGCTCTAGTGCTTCAATAATTGCATTACGAAAGTTAGCCATACGCTCATAATTGAAGGTATCACCATACATAAAGATATTGCTATGAGTGGTATATGGTAGAGACTTAACAGGAGTAATAACTGTAGGCGGCTGAAATTTACCTAGACCTAGCTCGTTGATGAAATCTTGATTCTCTGGATTTAGTTCCTTGTCAGTAATGATATCAACTTTGATGTTATGTTGATCCATTAGTTCAATAAAACTCTTAGTGAATTGACCAATACCACCGTGGGGTATAAGTGTTTGATAACTAACTAAGAAGCCAATTCGTTTATTATATATCCGCATTCCATACCTCATCTAATGTGGGTACTGTAACCCAATCTGTCATCTCTGTTGACTTAACAAAATGACCATTACTATCTTTTCTGCTATAATCAATTATATCAGTTTTTTGTCTATATTGCAATACTTGTTCGGGTCCATCCCACCCAGCTTGTATTAACCAGCGCATCTCAATCATTTAAGTTCCCCATTCGTTCTTAAAAAGAGGTACTTGAAGTCTATCACTATATCGCCAGCCTTTTTTCATTGCTAATTCTGCAACTGTTCTATTATTAAGATTATAAAGTTCGGGGACACCACCGCAAGGCATAAGATACACAGGACCTTTAAAGCCACGTTTACTATATTCATTTACTGCTTGTTCTGCTTCTTCTGCATCTTCTTTAGTTGCTATCACAAACTTTAAGTATGTATAACCAGTATTGTAATATTGTTGAACAACTTCAGGGCATATAGCATCTTCCCAACTCTCACCACTGATACTTAGTTTAGGACTTACACTAAATGTCACACAATGCAAGAAACGATGCTTCTTCCAATCAGCTAAGAAGTTAACTAACTCTGATTCTAACAATTGTGTACCATTAGTTTCAAAAGTCAGTTCTTGTAATCCACGCATATTATCATGTGATAACAATTCAGGATAACTACGTTGCCAACCTAGTAACGGCTCACCACCCGTGATAACCAAATGCTCATCTTTCCAACGATTATGAGGAAGTAAATCGGTAATAGTATCAACAATAGTATTGGTGTCGAGAACAGGACTGAGATGTTTGAAGCGTGGATCCCAACTCGCATAGCTATCACATCCAGTAGATACAAGTGGTAATGATTTATAAAATTTAAAACTTTCTGCATTTTCTGCAATAACATTTCGCTCAACACTTTTTTCTCCTTTAGGCATTCCAAAGCCATCGCATTTAAAGTTACAACCAAATGTGCGTAAGAACACACTTGGTACACCCATGTAACGACCTTCACCTTGCACACTATAAAACAATTCTGATATTTTTAATTTACTCATTCTTTAACTTTCTGCGGATAATAATATGTACAATCGCTACGTTGTCCGTACCAGTCACTAGCCATACCACCTAGATGTTGTAAACACCATTTAGCACGGTCATGTGCTTGCGGTACAGCCATGGGCCAGGGCGTGTTGTTGCGGCACTGAATGTACTGCTTGAGATACACATAACTTTGTTCACGACTGTACATTATAGACCTTATGCGAATAAATCTTCATTCCATTCACGATGACCTTCACGGAAAGCCATGTTTGCTTGTGTCTCACGTACTTCAACACGATAGCACCATAAACGTTCTGCTTCACTTGGTCCCCACATATCTGGAATATACACTCCATTGACATATTTGTAAAGCATATCGGCTAAACTCTCGCAACCGATTCTTGGGAGAATGGTTAACTTAGCCAATTTCTTTTCTTGTAACATTTTGAATGTTTCAAGTTCTGGGTCATCTTGTGCGACTAACAATGTGTGGTCAAATTGATCCTCAAGAATCTTCTTCAACTCTTTTAATCCACCATAATCAGCCGCCCAGTTACGAACATCTAAATCGTCTGTTCCGAAATAGAATCGCATACTGAAACTATATCCATGAATCATATTGCAATGACTGTCTGCACGCCACTGACGATATGCACATGGGAATGCATCGTGATATTCTTTGGTACTTGTGAATTTATATTGTCTTGCTGAATTCCAACGATGTGTTTGAAATTCGTTTTCGTTTAAGTTTGCCATGATTTTCTCCTATGTTAATTATAGCATAGGCAGCAGAGTTTGTAAAGCGGGATGATGTCCGTAGGCCGCTATTCTTATTTACCTTTTTTCTGTTCAGCTTCCATAATTCTTTTTCGCAAACTACTGCTACTAAAACTATGGTCACGACCATTATAGATAATCTTAATGTTTCTTCTTTCACAGATTTCTTTACCACTGAAATCTTTATCTGCATATTCAATGCCCAGAATACGCACATCAATGGGCAATGTTAATAAAATATCAGATAAATCCTTCTCTGTATTATAGATAACAATTTCATCTACCGTGCGTACCGCACTTAAACTGATTTGTCGTTCTACGATACTTTGAATTGGTTCATTCTTTTCCGGTCTATCCCATTGTGCATTGTTTTGCAATCCGGCAATCAAATAATCACAATGATTCTTTGCCTCACTTAGCATTGCAATATGACCTGCATGTAATAAATCAAATTGACTAAAGGTAATACCAATAATCAATCCTTTTTCTTTTAGTTCTTTAATCTTATTAAATATCATTTTCGAAACCTCGGCATGTTAGCAGTACCGCCAGCGTATTCAAAACTTGACAACATGGGCAATAAACCTGCTAAATCGTCAGCAGGGTGACGCTCAATCATAGGCATACAATCACCGTCTTTGAGCATAAAGTACAATTTCTCAGTACCCTCTGCAATTTGATTTTGAAAAATGTGTTCTAAATCTTCAGTATTCATTCTTCAACTCCAAAATGTTTTTTAATAGCAGTAGCATAAAGATTACTTGAATGTTCTCCTGCTGATTCTATTTCGTAGGTTTTCCCTTCGTTGATACAGGCTTGCACACATTCCTGAACAGTCAAATGAAATAATCGTTCAATGGCTTCTTGTGTGTAAGTATCTAACTCTTCCCAACAACCATCTGCTATCAACCCCGATTGATATATCAAGTCATCTAATGCTTTGTTCATTTCTGTCTCGCAATTTGATAGAACTCTGCACGTGCCGCTGGGTCAGTTTTGAAACCACCACCTAAACGACTTGTAACTGTTGAACTACCAGTATCTTCTACACCACGACTCTTAACACAATAATGTTGTGCATCAATCATAACTGCAACATCTTCTGTATCCAGAATGTATTGTAATGTATGAAAGATTTGTTCAGTTAATCGTTCTTGGATTTGTGGACGCTTGCTAAAGTATTCTACAATGCGATTGATTTTACTTAAGCCAAGCACTCTGTCTTTAGGAACATATGCTACAGTAGCAAGCCCATCAATAACAACAAAGTGATGTTCACAATTGCTTTGTACGTTTACATTACGTTCACATACCATTTCATTGTACTTCATTTTGTTGTCAACAGTAGTACATTTTGGGAATGCTTCATAATCAAGTCCCCAAAAGATTTCATTGACGTACATCTTTGCAACACGTTTGGGTGTGTCTATCAAGCTATCATCACTTAAGTCTAGACCTAATGTTTCCATGATACCTTTGAAGTGACTTTCAATCAATTCAATCTTACCTACACGGGACATATGACCTGTATAAGTTGTTGGCGTTTCAACACCCATTTTAACTAGATGTTCGTGTACTTGTAATCCTAATTCAGGATCTGTTTTTGTCTTATTGTAACTCATTTGATAACCCTCCGTTGTGAGTGTTTTGTTTTGACATTTTGTAACCTTTGTGTTACATCTTTATTTATGCTTATTCTACACTTGCTAAAGTTTCTTTGGCGTTCTCATACCCACGTTCATAGTCCTCAGCGTCTGCTTCTGCATTTTCTACATCAGCATATGGGTTAAAAAATTCTTCATTTGCTAATCCTGATGCATAGCCCTGCATGTAGGGTGCTTCTGCGTATAGTTCTATTTTTACTTTTTTCTTTGCCATTATTCTTCCTCTTTAGTGTTTGTTTCGAAGGGCCATTTAGCAGTTTCTACAAAATTACCATTTGGAGAGGGCCATGTTGTTGGGTCAACTTCAACATACTCAACTGTTTCATCACCGAAGGGCCATGCCGCTGTTGGATTTAATGGTTTAGATTCAACTACTACTTTCTCTGGCATAGTTTCCTTGATTTTTTCACCATTGAATACTTCTCCGGTATCTTCATTTGTGAGTTCAAGAGGACCATGGAACCAGAATTCAGTATCATCATTAGACCAACCCAATTCTTCTACACCTTCAAAATAATTTTCATCCCAAGCTTCGTTGAATTCTTCTAAATCTTCTTCGGTACAGTTTCTACCCGCCTCGGTATCAGCAAAGCAGCCGTCCATCATGTCTTCCATTTCCCAACAAACATCATCATCAATATAGCCAAGTTCATAGCCATCTTCATTAATCAGTTCTTCATCGGTTAATGGGCGCTCGTCACATTCAACATAGAATGTACCCCAGCGATATCCTTCTTCACGTATAATGACTTTATCATCTTTACGCCAGAATTGTCTCTCGTACGCACTTTTCTTATAGTAGTTTGATAATTTCCAAGTTGCCATGTTTACTCCTTAATATTTACTTTCACGTGTGTGTTTACGATAATCTGTACTCATACGCAACCATTGCTCACCGTTGCCTTCCATGATATCACAGATACGGTCAATAGTACCATCATTCCAATCACTAATTGCACCTTGATTCTTACTTGGTGTATGTAGCATGTTGAATAATTTAATAGTTGCATCTTCTACACTCCAAGGAGTGTATAACCTTGTATAATCATTTGCAAAAGTTTCAGGGAAACTACGATAAGCAGGGTATAACACGTTACAGCCCAGAGTGTCGGCTTCGCTGACGGTGTTACTAACCCAGTCTTGTAAAGCACAGTTAAACACAATCCTAGTATCGTTAAGTAAAGCATAATAATCATTTTTTTCTAAATCCTCATGCACTTTAAGTTTACCTTCTCTACGCATTTGCTCTGTTCGTTCCATGTAGCTACTGTTATTGCTTTTTAGTTTACTGCCACTGAATACACAAAACTCTGCCACACCTTCAAAACGCTTATGAAATTCTTCAATCACATCCATATAGAAGTCAGGTTGTTTCTCCTGATCCCATCGTGCAGAGAATGCAATACGTTTTTTACGTTTATCAAATGGCTTTAGTTCACCTACACGACTACGTACTTCATCTTTACCAAATGCTAACCCACTGATATTGTAGATTGGGGCTTCCCAGCCTGCAATTTTCATGTTCATTACCATTTCTTCATTAGTAGCAAGTACACCATCTACGAATGAGTCCACCATCTTTTCGTAGTGTCCCATAAACTTAGACATGCCCCATACATGAACAAAATCATCAGGATCAATGGACTGAGCAAGACAGCGAACATAAATCCGAGGACGATTAACACTGTCGATTTGATTAAGAATATAAGGTAAGCTTTCAATACCGGGTTGAAACATGTCCTCAAAGTAGATAACATCTTCATTGTTTAGTTCTCCTGCTTTCATCATACGAATCAAATTCATTAGTTGCGACATACCAAAATATGTGCGACCATGTGCGTCTAATACTTGACCAGTAACAATTGCTTGGTCATTACTTAGTGTTTCACCCGGGACGATGACATAATCAATACCCCGTTTATCAAAGACAGCACGATTCCACTCTTGTAATTGCAGAGTGTATCGTGCTTTATAGGGCTCAAGGCCCATATAATAAAGTCTACGCATTATGGACGACGGTCTTCTGCCCAACTGTCTTTAGGCCACTTGCCTGTCAGTTGTTTTTGATGTTGGCGATATACATAACTCCGCATATCATACAAATGACTTTCGTCATACTTGTATCCGAAGTCTACACAAAATTCTTTAAACTTCTCCAAGTCTTCAAAGATTTGACGAACTTTAGGATTAGGTTTGAATTCAGGCTTTGCCATTTTATTTCCTCTTAGATTGTGACCGATATATTAGGTCTGGTTGTGTTATAGTAAATTGAACATCCGTTCTCTCCATCTTCTGAGACTTCGATTTTGATGTCACGGTCTGGATAACGACTAGCGATTTGTTGATATAAATCATCGCTCATCATTTCACAGCTTTTGTTATCCAATGCAAGTGTGCTATCAGCATAAAGGTTCTGACACCAACGCTTGAATTGAATAAATTCGATATCACGGTCATTATGCGTGACTTGTATTGCAACATTAAAGTGAAAGATATGACGATGTGGTGTTCCCAAGAAACTTACATCGTATTCATCACCTGTTGCTAATTTAGGATCATGTCCTGCTTGTGGGTAGCAATGAATGCCCTCACGTTGAAATGTAACCCATATCATTCGTTTAGCACTTGTACTAATACGGTCACGTTTTTCTTTTCTTGCTGTTTCTACTTGGCTCATTTTAAAAACTCCTATTTAATGTTGCCCATGTTAACCATTGGTGAAAGGTTTTATATACCATTTCTGCTTCATATTTATCTTGAGGTATCTTCTCACCTCGCACATAGAAGCCGTCAGGGGCAATTTTTAATATTTCACTATTACTAGATGACCTGAATATAATTGAATCTTTCATTTCCATATGTGTTGTTGGGTGAGACGTTTTTGTTTCTTGTATCATAAAGCTATCCATACTAAAACTCAAACAATTCGTTAAACTTAGTTAATGAATTAACTGTTTTCTTACCACTCATACCCTGACTACCTGATTGCATTTGCTTCCATAAATTACTATGTGCATCAATAACTCTATGGCTATCTTGTTTAGATTTTTGTGCGAATACTTCATCAATAACTTCTTTGAATGTTAGTCCAGTTAAGTCTTGTTTAAGCATTGCGGGCAATACACCTGTTTCATACTTACGATTCGCTTCTTGGACCGCAGAGATATGTTGATAAACATTATGACTTTGTAACAATGTATAACTCAATGTGTCCCAACTTGTTTTAGTTTCTTTACCGTGTTGACCAATGAAGCCTTGACCTCTATAGCACAAATCTTTCATTAGTAGTTTATCAGTAACTGGACTATCTGTAAAGACTTTATGGATACCATCAGCTAAAACTCCTGTACTAAACTTACGATTGTCATTAGCATAGTCTTTGTTCTCGGCAGTCTTTTCCATACTGTATGACCATTTAGTCTCATGTTCAATGTTATTATTGAAATAAGCCAAACCTTTAGCCGCAGAAAAAAACGGGCTAGCACAGTCAAAAGTGATTTGTAGTTTTGGGTTGTGATTCTTACGAATAGCTTTCTGAATATCAGTAAACAATACAGCATACTCAAGGATAGATACACCCAAACAGTGAATCAAATCATGTTTACCTTCTTGTAGTAAGCCATCATATATAATATCAACCATTCTACGCAACATTAGATGCACATCAATCTTTGTTTGTCCACCGAATGCCCAACCATTGAAGTGGTTGTCTGGATAAATATTTGGGTCACAGTACTTCTTCATTTCTTCATACCAATCATCGCTTTGTTGATGAGTACGACCCTGTAATACGTTTAGAAACTTGCAACTACCATTACGATTCTTAATAAAGTATTCATTATTGATATGTGTAGCACTGATAGCTTCTTCAATAGTACTGATGCCATGTAATGAAACACCATTCTTATCTTTCATATCAAAGGTAGTTAATGATTGAGAGGGGATATCTAAACACATACCATAGTCCATGTATGTGTCCATCCACTTCAATACTGCTTGACGTTTCTTCATTGCACGGGGACAATTAGGATCTTTCCAATCAGCTGGCCATTGACCTTTAAGAATCTGAAATCCACCTGAGTCACCCAACATGAATGTACCTTGTTCACGCTTGCGAATAATACTTTCAGCATGGTCATCAACTGTTGTGTCTAAATTAGCATGACCAGCAGAATACAATCCCCACTTATAGTAATACAAACCTTCTTTAGAATTTAAGAAGTTTAGTTTTTCTACATCACCATTAAATGATGCAGGAATACGTGCTAAATCAAAGTAAGGTTCACCCTCACGTTGCTTGCCCAAACCAGCAATATAAAAACTACTAACTGCGGGTAAGAACTGTGCCCATTCAGGGCTGTGACTATTTGATAGATTAACTTGTTCCATTAAACTGTTTCTTCTTTTTTGATTAGTGTTGCTACCATTTGAATTTGTTGTTGTTTCTCATCAATCTGGTTGAGTAAATCTTTAATAGCAACATTTTCTTCTGACAATTTTTTTAGTTCTTGTTCTTCATTACGTTTCTTACGTGCCCACTGTATTACGTCTAGTATATCTTGATCCAAAGTCACTGTGGCATAGCTAGCAGATACACTTTGCCAACCAGTGCTATTGAACACTTCTATCTCTGTGCCATTGATTCTCATCATACCCTGAACAGGATTATTAGCGTTGTGTGGAATATAGGGCAGGGATGTATTACCCCCGCTTACTGTAAGCCCACATATGCCTTGTAAACCCGTAATCATTTTGTTTGTGCAGGAATCAAATAACGATATGTAGCAAGACCACTATCAACTGTAATCTCTGCTACACCCTGGTCGCTGATACGCATAGTCTTGTCACCGGACAAACTTAGAATATCAATGATTTGTTTTACTGGCCATTGCAACGAACGGCTTAGTGAACCAGTAACTTGCGAATGAAACACAAAGTTACCGCTGTGTGTGCTTGGGTCACCAAAATAAACTTTAACATCACCATTCTCAACCTTAGTGATGAATGTTGATTCTTCGCTGTTAGCACTTGCTTGTTTCTTAAGACGCATGATACCAGCAACAGTAGGATTAAACTCTACGTTCCAAGTCGCACCTTTGAACAACACGCTTTTAACCTTCTCGTTGACAATCGCTTCTAACATTAGTCGATAGTCATTAACAAAGTCACCCGCTTTTGTTTCAAAGTGAATTGCTTCTGGGATTGAAACACCATTGCGGTCAACACGTGTTACGTTTAATTTTGCATCAGCATCATAGTCATCAAAACCAAGAATAGTTTTTAGTTTACCTAAGTTAGGCATACCAAATGTACCAATAAAGTCAGCACATGGATTCTTAAAAGAACCCTCAACAATAACAGTTTTATCTTCTGCAACTGCGGCAATCTTTGTTTCTGTATCTGTACCAGAAATCTTAATCAAATCAATGACACCTAGACCATGTGTGTGTTCAATCAAGTCTTGTAAATTATCCTTCATATTATCTCCTTGTGTATGTATTTAGGAATGCTATCTGTGTATTATAGCGGAATTTATTGCGAAATGCAATAGCAATTTAACCGAATGAAAACAAATCATCAAATGTATTACTAACAATGGTACTGCTACGTAAGTCCCATTCTAGTACACCTAATAAGTTATCAATCTTTTCGTCTACTAACGTCTTTTCCATTGCCTCATCATCAAAGGGCAATTCAGTGAACCATTTAGGTAAGCGTAGTTCATCTGTTGGGTAAGCAATTGAAGTAAAGTTCAATGGATTAGGTTTTAGTTTACAAACTACTACCTTCATACCATCAACAATCTTTTGGCTATAGTTGTCACCGTGTACTCTGCGTAGATAGTTATAGTTCAATGCACCACGAACATGTCCGGGCATATTCTCACGACCCTTTTTACTATTCGCTTCTTTGTCACCATATATCGTTAGTTTGTTAACTGACTTAGGCGAACCTTTTGTCCAACTATCTTGCTTGCTTAGTTCACGTTTGAATATCTTTATGGATTCAATAACTTCATCACGACCTTTACCCTCTTGTATAACCATTTTTAATACGTTCATTAAAAACTCTTGTACGTACTTAGGAGTATCTGCTCGTTTCAAGTCAAGACCCATTGCCTTAACATCACCTAGATTACCATCTTTATCTTTACGTTTGCCCTCTTTATCAAAGATATTGATAGCATAGCGTTTCTTAGTGATAAAGATAGCACGATCACCAATCAATTCACGACCAGCTTTAATGATTTCACCATTCTTGCGTGGTGAGTGAAAGGCTTTCTCCATGAATCCAGGGAAACTATCATTCGCTTCATCTGCAATTGAATCATATAATCCAATACACATGTCTTTATTCCACTCTAGTTCGCCCTTATCTATTTGCGGTTTCAATACTGAGTATGCGCTGAAGTAACAACTGTCAGTATCGCCATAAACAATCGCTTGACCTTCGTGACTATATTCACCCGCAACACATTCATTAATTTGGCTCATCATATGACGCACAATCTGACGACCAGATAATGTAACACTTTGTCCGATACGCTTGTCATAGAAACGACAATGTTCATTCAATAGTGCGCCGTATGCAGAGTTCAATAAAATCTTACGTACTAACTGACGCTTGTCCCAGTAATCACGGTCTTCATCAGTTGTTGCTTCACGTAATTTCTTCTGCATTGTTTTACGATCCGAGTACCAGCGACTCAATAGTCCTGGGACTACGCCCTCTTTCTCGTATGTAAAGATTGTACCATTCGCACTAAGCATCCAAGGGCGATGGCTATCAAACACCATTTTCCATATCTCTGCCGCAGACATTTCTTCACTACGACCATCTTCGTAATCAACGATAAGCATTGTACCACGCTCTTGGTTCATAATAGAGGTATACTCTAATGCACCAAACAGTCCTTCCCATAGAATAGCACCACCTACATCATCGTCACCTTCTTTGTAACGTTTCTTTTCTTGTGCTAACCTAAGACCCTTGTCTTTCATGTATTGGTCTGTTATTGTTTGTCTGACTTGGGCAACAATAGTCTCGCCCGCCATGTTGAGTGCTCGTATGACCGAGGGGTATAGTGAGTTAATGTCAACTGCTCCGACGTATTCGTGCATGCCTCTTTTCGGCGTAGCAACATAGGCACCTGCGGCTTGCTGTGTTTCATCTGCATTTTCAGTTCTCCGTTTTTTATCTGGTACAACTAATCCACGCTCATGCGCTTCATTGTAGATTGCCATTTCAATCATTGCCACTGAACCCATAACTGTTGGGAGCAGTACTGTGTTCTCATGTGCCAATGCATTAGCCAAATCTAAGAATTTTAATTTGTTGTGAATCTTAACCAACAACATCGTATCTTGTCTATTGTATTCTAAGAACTTTTCCCAGTCCTTGTTATACAATTGGTCAAGAGTACCTTCATATTGTGTTTTGTTTTCACCAACTTCCATTTCACCAATAGCATCTAGTTTATAGCTATGGCGACTTTCGTAGTTGTACTTCTTGTAGAGTTGCAAATAGTCCATGTGAATACGACCAACTAAGTCATAAGTCATTTCTGACTTACCAAATCGTTCATATTCTCTTGGCTTAGGTAGTTGACCCATTAAACAAAATTTACGTGTATCATCTTTACTCATTACACGTGTGACACGATTAACCATGTAGGGTATGTCGTATCCTTCTGAGTTCCAACCAGTTAATACATCTGCATCTTCAATCAACTGAAAGAATGTGTCAAACATTTCCTTTTCATTTTTGAAAAGTAGTGTGTTCTCAAACTTGCGTGTGATTTCCCATGCTGTTTCTTCACTCATATGTTTGGGTGCAATGCATAGAGTAATACATTGGTCAAGCCAATCTAAGTAACAAGTGATTGCTGTTACAGGATTGAATGGGTCAGTAGTAGGACTGAAACCTTTTTCTGGGTCAAAGTCTACTTCAATGTCAAAGAAACAAGTATGTAGTTTGGGAGCATCTACACCCAAATAGTTTTCACTGAGACAGCGGAATACTACGTTAACGTCACTCTCAAAGAGTTCCTTACCACCGTGTATTCTTCGTTCTTTTTCAAACTCTGCACGTTTGCGTGTGCTGAATCTGCTTACGGGGTTGCCATATATACTACGATGTTTACCCTTGTTGTCTGGGTAATAGAATACATAGTTGGCAGGGAACTCGTTGTATTGACGCTTACCATTCTTATCACGCTCTACGACAAATATTTTATCATCGTCCCTCGAATGTATTGCATCCACATAACTCAAAGTGTTTTACCTGCCGCAGTCAAAATGGTTTCAAGCAATTCTTGCTCTTGTTGTGATTTACCGAATTCTGCTTTATGGGCAATGCGAATAGCTTTCTTAAGTACACTAGGTTTTATTTCTAGTTCTTCTGCTACTGCTTTGATAGTGTCTGAAAGACCACCGTTTAGTGTTTCAACTTCGTGCATGACTTGCATGCCTTCATTGATAATTTGTGTTAATTTGATTTTTTGATCGCCGCTAAAAAGTTTAGGTTCCATTTGATTTCCTTAGTAAAGTAGTTATTATACACTACTTCACTAAGAAGTCAAGGATTTTGCGTAATTAAGGTCAAATTACCCAATTAACAGTTATATTATAGTCCGTATATTCCACGGTTGGCATTATAATTCTGTAGCACTTCAGCGCCGGTTAGTGCGGAACTATAATATCTGACTATTCCCATACGACCGTTGAACCACTGAGAATATTGACCGTTATTAAATGATCCTAGATACAGTGGATTGGTAGTATTTTTTACGCTGGCAAATGAGTGCGAATTACTACCTTGACTTGCACTGTTAACATACAGTGCAATACTATTAGATGCTACATTAGTAAACACACCTACTATTTGATACCATTGACCTGTGGTCACAGTGTAGTTCGGAGATGTGGTTGATGTTGTGCCATTGCCAACTTCTAGCCATGTTGCACCTGACGTGTTTGTGCGAATACCATATCCCCAATCAGCCGCCGAGCCGCCGTTAGTTTTGGCCAAGATTATGCGGCTGCTGCCTGTGATAGTAGTATAGTAGACCCAGGTTTCAAGTGTAAAGTCACCAGATCCAGGTTCTATCAGAGCATTATCAGCAACACTTGTTGTAGCACTCGTACCGTTGTATGTAAAGTAAGGGCTAGTGTAGGTAATATTACTCATAGTACCGGGCAAATTAGTAGCAGCCAAACTGTTTATAGTTGTTCCTGTTCCTGCATAACTTGCGGAGTCAGCTGGATTAAAATACAGCTCTAAGTTGCTGGTTACATGGGATACGGCGCCGCCAGAACCAAGACTAATTGTTATACCTGGATCTAAATATACTCCGCTATTGATTGTTATTCCTGTCATATTTTTTCCTTTTATTGAAATATTTCTGGGTGCATTTTGCCCCAAACTTTAATATACTTACCGGCTACCATGTCAGCAAGCATTTCTATTGGGCTACCTGGATAGCTATCTTCTGGTTTAATCATATTAAGTTCAGTTTGTCGCTGATGGGTAAGTTCATGTATAACTGTTCTTAATATATCAACTAAATTACGATTCTTTACATACACCCAAATACTATTACCACTATGTGAGCCTGTGTGATGATTACCTTGTGCTTCTTCTGTGTCATAACTTAGTTCAAACTGTGGTGGGTTTTTAATGTTTAATAGTTTATAACACCATTCAATGAATTCATAGATATGTGCGTCACGTTCTTCATCGTTCAATTCAACTGACTCACGCATTTGCATTGGCCAAGGTTTAGGTGATACACGATTACGCTTTTCTTCTTCATGTTCTTTATCAATTTTAGCTTGTTTCTTTTGTGCTAATTCATATTCACCAAAACCATGATAGACTTTACGGTTTACATTGTTAGTCTTATCCATTTGCGCTAATGCTCTACGCATATCTGCTAACGAGGTTTCATCTAATTCTTTTACCCAAGTATCAGGTGTACTTCCATATTTCTTAACAAACAAGTCATGTAGTTTTTTACCAGTGATCCCGTGTTTTTCTGACACCTTAGTCATTAATCTGTCTATGGTATCATAGTTGAATTTGTCCAAGGACGGTAGCTTTTTAGCTAGTTCGCTTTCTGGACTTTCACGTAGGAATTCATTTGCTCTCATAAGTATGTATTTATCTGAAAAAGCTCACTTTAGAATTTGCGGTAGCGAATCGCTTGTTCTGCCCAGCAGCCGGGCCACACGGTCCTAAGGTAGGTGTGTTCTTAGACGGGACTGTATGGATTACGGGGTTTATCGGTTCCATCGTCCTCAGGGTATACAGGGTAATCGTTTGGGTTCATTATTCACGGTCTGTTTTAAGAATGCTACTAACAAACCAGGCTTTTTTGCCATACAAGTCTTGTAGTTCAGCCATGTAGTTAGCAATGCCTTGTTGACGGTCTTCTGTTGCTATATCAAAAATATGTACAGCTAACTCACCCATCTTATGAATATCTTGTAGTGTTTCTACAAACATTAATTCAGCACGTGGAATCTTTGTTTGATCCTCAATGATAGTTAACTCACCATAACGTTGTAAGCTGCCTGGTGTATAACTACCCAATACTCTTATATATTCAGCAATCTTATCAATAGTTTCATTTACATCTTGGTACAATGTGTCATAGAATTGATGATATTGTGGAAAATTACTACCCTCAATGTTCCAATGAAAGTTCTGTGATTTGATAGCAAAGCTTTGTGTGCTTGCTAATAATATTTTTAAGTTGTCTGCTAACATGCTATTTCCTAGGAGGGGTTCCTTTGTTCTTTAAATAGAAGTCTATTACACCTCTATCCATTTTAGTGTCTCAATAGTAATGTACTTAGTACGTTATTATCGTTAGCACTTACATCACCTTCACCTGGTGCAACAATAACATTGTACTTCATACCTGCTGGAATAGAATTTCTCTTAGCCATATATTCTTCATATGATAGAATACTATTTACACTGAGTTGATATGCTTGTGATAGACGTTGTTTTAATTCACGTAATGCTTCTGGGCTAGCAACTTGCCATTGTCCAGCTTCACCTTTTGCTAGATTACCTTTAGCATCCTTAGCTAACAAATCATAGAATAGATTTTCTGGAACAATACGACTATTTTTAGTAGTATCTAAGTTAGAGTCATTTGCTTTAACTTGTTTTTCTTGTGATGTATTAGCACCTTCACTCCAATTGATAATGAAGTTAGGTGGTTTATTAGCTAGTGCGGCACCAGCCATCTTTGTATAAGCATAGAACTTAGTATCTGGGTGTTGTGCAGCCATTGTGAGTGCCATGTCTAAGTATTCTGGGCTAAAGAAGTCACCAGCATCATGCCAACGAATAGTAACTGCATAGCCACCCTTCTTACCTAACGCTTCTTCTTTTGCAATCTCTGAACTTAGTGTGTTAAAGAATCCGTTTGGATCGTTCAATAAGTAAGTTAGAATTCTTCCGTCACTTAACCAAGCAGCCTTAAATTGAACTTTACCACCTTTCATTGCAAAGCAATCTACTTTACAACTACCGGCGCCCGGGCATGTATTAACAATGATTAGTTTATTAGTTGCTTCATCTACTGCAACACCAGTCAATGCGGCAAAGCCAACGTTAAAGAACTGCTCTAAGTCACCATTACTGTGCTTCATCTTTTCGTTTTGCTTTAGTAACTTTTTAGGACGTTGCTTTAGTGCGTCAATAACTGCTTCTTCTTTGAAACGTTTACCACCTTCGTCATAGTATTCAATAACACTACTACGATGCATGTATGGCATTTTATACTTGTCAGTTTTGGTTTTTCCAGTAACGTATTTCTCGTTACCTTTCTTATCTAATTTGATTTGACCTGTTTTCTTGTCAATATCATCAGTACCTTTAATACGACTCATATAGTCTTGAAACTCTTGCCCACCTAGTTCACGTTGTTGTGCTGGTAATGCAGTTGCTTCATCAACTTCTTGGTCATCATTTGCTTGACCAGCAAATTGTTGTGGTGTCATTACTTTAATGCCAGATACTGCACCGGGTAATCTTGGCTCTGCGCCTTCGTATAATTCTTTAATTTTCATTTAGCTGACTTTCTTAATGCGTCTGCTGTTGGCGCACCTTTGTTACCTGGCTTACGCATATGTTCTTTACTACCATGCTTGATACGTTCACGTTTAGCATGTATATTAGCCCATAGACCTTTGCTTTCTTCCGCCACACCTTGCTCGGCTACTTTACCAGCAGGCACACCACCTCTTAACTTGATGACACTTTTAGCACCGTGTCCGGCGGCAATACGCTTGGCATCAGCATCGTCTTTGGCAATGAACTTC